GGTTTGATTAGAAAGTTTGAGTGGGTGGCTATCATCAACAAGATAAATCGACTTACCACGGGAATGGTGGTTGTTTAGCCTAGGATGACGTTGCTACCAAAAAGCGCCAAACTTTTTACACTATCAACGGCCACCCACACGATTACTAGAATATAATACCCACCGCCGACATTAGGCCAGCGCCAGCGACGAATCCGGCCAAAGCGCCAACCAAGCCAGCGATGTGGATTTTGCGTTCTATCTCTTTGTCAGTCATCACACATCCTCCTCGAACTTATTCGACAGCGGCTTGATCGGCTGCTTGCTAAACACCCAACGCCACTGCGGCTTTGTGTAGCCAGGCACCCTTATGAAATCACGCACACGATAGAGCTTTCCAGCGTCGGCCATGTTGTTAAGATAACTTGAGGTGCGAGCAATACTCTCACCGAGCATATCAGCGCCCTCTGAGGCCGATATGCGTTGGTCATAACGCAACATGCGGAAAAGACGCTCACCCTGCTCTATGCCGTGCTGGCGGCGTCTCTCGGCCAGTTCAATCGCACTTGGGTGCATGGTTGACTTGCGAACCTGCATCGACGGCAGTGGATCACGATTGCCGAGCTTGTGCTGCAACTTCTCAAACTCAAGCAGGCAATGGCCGTAAGTGATCTCAAACCGCTCATGCTTGTCTGTGACGCCCTCTAACATAGCTTTCAATCGGGCTTCGGCAGACCGTTGATCGCGGACTTTAGCTTCTCTAGCAGCGCGCTTTGCTCTAGCAGCCTCTGCTGCAACGCTGGCCGCATCGCTGTCTTCGGTTCCGACAGCAGGATTGAGTTCACTCTTTCGAGCCGATTTATATATTGCATTATTAGGTCCATATTCACGCTTCTTTCTCTTGAGGGTGATATTAAGTTTACTTGCGATCCGACCAACGGTGGGCGGGGTTACGCGCAGCAGGTCTGCAATTTCTACCCGAGACATATCCATCTCAGCACATCTAATGACTTGCTCAGTCAAGGTTTCAACATCATGTTTCATTCGTCTTCCTCCAGGGGTTCGATCTGACCTTTTCCATTGCAGTTGTCGCAGTCCTGCACCTCCGACCCAAAGTCGCCGTGCCAGGTCGCACTCTGGCGCACCCAGACTTCACGCTCAACTTGGCCATCGCCATCGCATTCGGGGCAATCAATTAAATTGATCATATCAAGTTTCCACAAAGTCAGAGGCGTTTACAGCCCACAAGATGAAATTGGGCTTGGTCAAACCAACACGGTTATACACAGCGGCCTTGGCAATGCGTCCGGCACTAAAATTGCGCTGGGCCGAGTTGCCTGCTGTCTTGCTGTCAATGTTTAAATAGTCAGCAATCTCAGCGGTGGTGCAATATTTCGTCTCACTGATGTAAGAGAAGACAGACTTGTCGAGGTTCTGCGGCGATACTTGCTCCGGCTCTGGTTCTGGCTCCGGCGCCTCAATGACATCACCAGTGGTTTCAGGATGCGGGAACTTAACCCCGTTCTCAATCTTGATAGCCATCCAAGGTGTCGAGCTGGCCTTGTCGGAATAATTCGGAATCAAGACGGCATTGATGCTGTCGCCAGCTTTAACATTGTGGCCATCAACAACGCCAGCAGGGATAAAGACGCCTTCTGCGCTCTCTATATCATAAGCGAAGCAAAAGCCGTTGAAGTGAACATTGGTTACAATGATTGATTTAGTGTGCATTACATCTTCCTTTGTTTTAACATTCTGTAACTCTTCATCACATATCATAACAATATTTGCAATACATATTTTGCGCTTGCAATAATATTTATTTAATATTAAGGGTAGGGAGCAAGCATAGGAGGGTCCAATGGATCACAAGCAACTGATAGGTTTTACCCAGGCCCAGAAGGAAGCCATCGCAGAGGCGGCGCGCCGAGCTGGGTTGTCATTTACAGCATTTGTGCGGAGTTCCGCCGTATCAAAGGCCGCTGATGCTGGCGTTGAAGTAACGCAGCCGCGAGTTGATTAATGGTTAACGGGCGCAATAAGGGAGCAAGTTTTGAACGCCAGACGGCCAACGCCTTGCGCGATGAGCTTAATATCGGCTTTAAGCGCGATCTAGAACAATACCGCGCTGGTGCGCACGCTGACCTAATCCCAGATGATCCGGCATTCCCGTTTACGCTTGAGCTGAAACGCTACAAGGACGGCCCTATCGGCGGCTCTATAGGCTGGTGGGAGCAAGTCAAAGTTGCCGCCGAGCGTGAGCAAAAGATGCCGTGCCTGATTTACAAATACGACCGCAAGCCAATGCGATGTGTGATCCCGTTGGCTGCGTTGACTGATTGCGATCACGATTACACCGCAGAGGTCGATTTTGAGACCTTCTGCTTTATTGCTCGGGAGGCAATGGGATGCTAATCCAATTATCACCGAAAGAAATGTCGCAATGCAGGCAGGCTGCGGCTATGCGCTGGCAGCTTGCTAGGGCGTCTGGCGTTGTTAATCAGCGCAAGGATAAGAGCAGGTCTGACGCAGATTTGGATTTGTTGGGCGTTAAGGCTGAAGTCGCCGTGTCTAAGGTGTTTAACATTCCGCATCAGCACGCGATTGGCGTGGACGATGGGTGTGACCTATGGCTAGATAATATTTCTGTGGACGTAAAGGCCACGTTTCATAAGGGAGGCAGGTTACTGTTTAAGCGCAAGGAGGCGTTTAAAGCAGATTGCGCTGTGCTGGTCTGCCAGATTGAGCCTAATAAACTTAAAGTGGTTGGCTACGCCTCACAGGCCACGTTTATGAATAAGGCGCAGGAAATTGATCTGGGTCACGGCAAGGGCTGGGCTATGGTGCAGGACCAATTAAACTCGCTTGAGAGGCTGTGGTATGCCTCCCGGAAATTAGGATTGAAATTATAAACAAGGAGAAAATGTGATGATTCCCGCTGAACAGCTAACCAATGCTCAATATCACGCCACTGACGCGATTAGCTCATCTGACGTAAAAATGGTTTACGGCAAGTCGCTGGCACACTGGAGGGCCAAGGTCTACAAATCCAGCGTGGCCTTCGACCTTGGCACTTGCACACACTCAATGGTGCTAGAAGACGGCGCCGGAATGATACGCGGACCAGAAACTCGCCGAGGCAAAGCATGGTCAGAACTGCACGAACAGGCGCAGGCAGAAGGTAAAACCCTGTTGACTTGCGGCGACTACGATCTGGCGCAGGAGATGGCACACAGCGTGCTTTTCCATCCGGCAGGTCAGCGCATGGCAGGCCCAACAACGGTCAATGAGGCGAGCTTTTTCACTACAGACCCAGTGAGCGGATTGCAGCTCAAATGCAGACCCGATAGCTACTGGGGCGCAAAAGGCGTCATCTATGACCTGAAAACCTGTCAGGATGCCAGCCCACGCGGCGTGGCAAAGGACATGCAAACATATAACTACGCCATCCAAGCGGCGTTCTATATCTACTGTTTGAACCTGGCTGGCTATGAAGCCAACCAATTCGTCTTTGTGAATGTTGAAAAGGCAGCTCCGTATGCTGTATCAACCAGCATTCTATCACCCGAATATCTTGAATGGGGTACGCAGCAAATGCACCTGACCCTCGACAAGATTGCAAAAGCCAACCAAAGTCAAAAATGGGACACTGGTTGGTCAGACATCACAAACGTGATTGATCTGCCACGATGGCTACAAGCCGACATTTAACTAGGAGAAAATACTATGGCTAAAACTGACTTCAAAAGCGTAATGGTCCGCAACGTCGAGTTCAAATACCCTCGTCTCAACGCGACTTACCGCTTCAACACCTCGGAAAAGAAGTCCGAGGAATGCGCGCCAACAGCCTCCGGCGCTTCATACTCAATCGGATGGGAAATGAGCAAGGATGAAGCTGGTAAGCTGCACGCCGAGCTAAAAGCCCACTATGAAACCTGCCAAACCAAGTCACCATTCGGCAAGGTATTCGGCATGAAAAAGCTGGACAACGGCAACTATGAATTTCGCGCCAAGCGCAACGGCGTCAACGGTCAAGGCGCACTTAACGAAAAGCCTCGCGTTATCGACGGCTCAAAGCAACCTCTGGCCGATGTGGCTTTCTGGGGTGGCTCAAAGGGCAACNTNAAGGTCACAGCGTATCCCGTGAGCGATCCAGACGGCAATGGTGGCATTTCGCTACTTATTGACACCGTGCAGGTCACTCACGCAGTCTACGGCGGCGGTGGCCTCGATGACTTTGACGAAGTGCCAACGACGATGGCTGGCGGCGTGGACGCATCTTTGGATGACTTTGGCCCAGCCGCAGCTCCAACAGCGTCACCAGCGCAAGACATGGCCGACGCCCTGGGAGACGATGAAATCCCATTCTAGGCAAAAGAAAACCCCTGCCAGTTGGGACGCTGGCAGGGGTTCATTGGGAGAAAACAGACCGTGATTGGTGAAAGGGTCCGAACATGAACAGATTAACAAAAACTAGCGAAGTTGGCAAGAAGCAGCTCCTGTTAGCACACGGTGCGCTGGATACAAAAATTGGCGACAAATATCTAGAATATGACGGCATCACCTTGTCTGAAATAGCCGAGATGGTGAATGAGCCGCAGTCGAAAGAAAAAGCCGACGCCTCATTCATTATTCCGTCAACATATCGTGACCACGATGGTCGAAATCATGCAACACAACGCGAGCATGGCGAATACTGGCTGCTGGCAATAGACGTTGACGAAGGTGATCCATCGCTGACAGAACTGCGCACAGCCGTTGCCACTGTGACAGGTGACGCCTCTGCACTAATCTATTCCTCATCCGGGGCCAGCGAGGACAACCGCAAGTGGCGCGTGCTAATTCCCCTGGCCCTGCCGATAGAAGGGGAAGACTACGCTGACGCGCAGCTCGCTCTTTTTGACCTTATGCAGCAGGAGGGCATCACCTGCGATGCTGCACTCTCCCGCACTGGTCAGCCGATCTACCTTCCAAACGTACCGCCCGCGCGGAGAAATGAGTTTGATGAGCCGAGCTTTTACCACGGTGTTCGCCATCGCGGCGGCGGGATGCTTATCCCAGAAGAAAGCACGATATGGGCAAACCTAAAGTTCCGCCGTAAGAATGAAGCCATCGCAGCAGAACGTGCCGCTGCCGAGAGGTCACTTCGCGCGCAGGAGCGTGAACAACAGCGCAGCAAATACGACGATGATGACCCAATTGACGTATTCAACCAGCGCCACACAATCTCAGACATCATGCTCAAATACGGATACGAGCGCAAAGGTCGCTCAGACAGCTACCGCAGCCCAATGCAATCCAGCGGGTCATTTGCCACGAAGGACTTTGGAACGCATTGGGTCAGCCTCTCCGGCTCTGACAGAGCATCCGGCATCGGTCAAGCCAGCGGTGAGTTCTGCTATGGTGACGCCTTCGACATCTGGGCGCACTTCGAGCATGGCGGCAGGATGTCGGATGCCGTGCGAGAATACGGCAAAGAAATCCGGCCAACGCCAGCAAAGCAGCGCGAAGAGATCGTCAAAGCGGCCACTGACCCATATGCCGACTTTGATACCATTCCAGAACCAGAGCCGCAGCCAGTGCAGCCTAAAGCTACAATTATCATCCCCAATGCCGAACAAAAGCCGATCTTCTGGCTAAAAGACGCTGAACCCGTGCTGACATCATCCTACCTTATCAAAGGCTGGCTTGGCCGAGGTCAGATGTCGGTGGTCTATGGGCCATCAAACGTCGGCAAGTCTTTCTTCTGTCTTGACATGGCGCTTTGCGTCTCAGCCAGCGTCGAGTGGCAGGGAAGCAAGGTCAAAGGCGGACCAGTGCTATACTTGGCCACAGAGGGCGGCAATGCCTTCCGGTCTCGCTGTGTGGCGCTGCGCAAACAATATGGCATCTTTGACGCTCCGCTGGCTGTCAGGCCATCGCCCGTTGATCTGCTGCGACCAGAGGCCGACCTGGCTGGCCTGATTGAGCTGTGCAAGCAGATTGAGGCTGACAAGGGTGAGCCGCTGGCAATGATCGTGATCGACACGCTATCCCGCGCAATGGCTGGCGGCGATGAAAACGGGCCAACAGATATGACATCTTTTATTGCCAACGTGGATGCTCTTCGTGATGTAACAGGCGCACATATCATGATCGTGCATCACTCCGGAAAGGATACAGCCAAGGGTGCGCGTGGCCATTCGAGTTTACGGTCCGCCTGCGATTCTGAAATCGAGCTGGAGGTTGAGGATAAGATGCGCACAGCCACCGCAACCAAACAGCGTGATCTGGAGCCGCAGGAGCCATTTGTGTTCACACTAAAGGTGCATGAACTGGGCAAGGATGAGGACGGCGATGTGGTCACAACCTGTACCATCGAGCAGGCCGATCCAGACGATGTGGCCGACATGAACCAAAAGCGGCCAAGCGGTGCAAACCAGAAGGTTGTCGTGTCAGCCTTCAAGCAATTGCGCGGCGAAGGCATCGGCGGAGAGAACCCAGCGGGACCAGGCTGGCCCGAAAGTGGGCGCTTCTGGTGCATCGACGAAGAGAGTTTGAGGGAGTTTGCTAGGGGCAAAATGACCTCCGCGAACCCGTCTGGAGCCTACACTGCGGCTATCAAAGGGCTAATCTCAAGCGGCTATATGGTGCAAAACGAGGGCAAAATATGGATTTCTGCGAAGGAAGGCAGGGTCACATGATGTACGATTTTGCTACG